ACAGGTCAAGTTACATTTAGATCGTGGGGACATTGGTAACTTTCTAAATCTACCGTACTACGACGCAGAAGACGGCCTACGCTACGCAATTAAAGACGATGGGACCTCTGCTACTCTGGAAGAGTTTTATGCGCTCTACGATGCGCATGTGCAGACTCCGGAGCAAATCTCTGCGTTAACCACAGAAGCAAACAACTCCGACATCATCATCAAAGATGGACCGCCGTGTTTGCAGTATTTGTGCAAAGAAAAAATCTCTGAAGGAGGCAGGAACAATGGATTATTCAATCTCGGGGTCTATTTACGCAAAGCGCACCCCGACGAATGGCAAAGTAAGATACTTGAGTACAATGCCCAGTATCTGGAGCCGCCCTTACCACTCCCAGAAGTTAATACTGTTGCGAGCCAACTTGAGAAAAAAGATTATGCCTACCGGTGTTCTGATGCGCCCATATGTGCCCACTGCAACAAAGACCTCTGCCAAACGCGCAAGTTCGGTATTGCGACCGCGGCGGCAGGTGCCGCGATTGCGAATCTCCGCAAATACAACTCGACACCGCCTGTCTGGTTTATGGACGTTAATGGGGAGCCTTTGGAACTCGACACTGACGCGCTCCTGTCGCAACCAACTTTTCAAAAAGCGTGTATGGAACAGCTTAACTTCATGCCGAGGACTACATCGAAACAGAATTGGGAGAGCCGGATTAGCACTCTAATGAGCGAGATGCGGGATAACGAGAGCGCCATCATGGAGGTGTCACAGGACGCATCGACCTCTGGTCAGTTCTACGACTACCTCGAAGAGTTCTGTCGTCATCTACAGCAAGCGCAGGACAAAGAAGAGATCTTGCTCCGCCGCCCTTGGACCGACGAAGAAAGCAACAAAACGTTTTTTCGGCTCAAGGATTTTGAAGCACATCTGCGGAAAAATAAGTTTTTTGAATTTAAATCTCACAAGATTGCTCAACGCTTACGGGACATTAGCGGCGAAAGCACGGTGCTAAAGATCAAAGGGCGGTCTGTCCGCGTCTGGTCTATCCCTGCGTTTGAGTCAGCAGATGTGGATTTGAAACCGAAGTTTAACCAAGAGGAGGCGCCATTCTGATGTTGAAAGCAGATGGGTTGGATGAAGCGATTATTGGCGTCGGTCACCGGTGCGGAGACCCTTCAGTCGTGATCTACGACTTGGAGAAAGCTGTGCAAATCGTGCAGGAAGAATTGAACTGCGAAATATGGGAAGCCATTGAGTATTTCAACTTCAATATTCTGGGTTCATACATGGGCGAACACACGCCGATATTTATGGAATCCGTCAACGGGATCGCTGAATTACAAGACTGGGTGGAGAGCAATGGAAACTAAACAAAGAGATTACCAAATCTACGAAATGAGAACGAAGTACTACATGACCATGACTGCCATAGGGAAACGCGTCGGTCTTTCAAGAGAGCGTGTGCGGCAGATTGTCAAAAAAGTTGGAGAAAACTTAGGGGATTACAAAAATGTTCAGAATATTCGGGCCTCCCGGAACCGGTAAAACAACTACGCTATTGAACATGGTAGACAAGGCGCTTGAATCCGGCATACAGCCGCAGGAGATTGCCTTTCTTGCGTTCACAAAGAAAGCGGCAACAGAAGCCAAGGAACGTGCGGCCGAGCGGTTTGGGCTTGATGCGAAGAACGACCTCGTCTTTTTCCGCACACTGCACAGCCTTGCCTTGTCGATGACCGATGTCAGTGCCGACAAGGTTATGCAACCAGAGCATTACAAGGAACTGAGCCATGCCATTGGCGTGGAACTATTCAGCTCCAAGCAGGGCTCTGATGATTTCATGGATCTGGCCAAAACAAATGACCCGCTATTGGGGCTGATTAACTTGGCACGGTTACGAAAAATCGATCTGCGTAAGCAATACAACGAAAGCGACCTCGATGTAGATTGGAACATTGTTAAATATGTTGACGAATCCTTACGCAAGTACAAGCACATGTACAATTTATTCGATTTTACTGACATGTTAGAACAGTTCGTTGTTCAGGCACCGACGTTCAAGCATCGTTTCAAGCTGACGTTTCTCGACGAAGCACAGGATTTGTCGCCGCTCCAGTGGGACATCGCGCATATTCTGGATGACATGTCCGACAAGATGTACTGCGCGGGCGATGACGACCAAGCGATCTATCGATGGGCAGGGGCTGACGTGGATCACTTTATTAATCTGGACGGCGGCTCTGAGATTCTTGCTCAGTCGTACCGCGTACCGTCATCAGTCCACGCTGTGGCTGAGAATATATCTAACAGAATCAGGCGCCGCTTCCCGAAACGCTACGAGCCAAAGAAAGATCGTGGTCAGGTCTCACGCATCTCGACCATCGATGGGATCGATATGGCTGACGGATCGTGGTTGATTTTGTCGCAGGCAGGCTATCAGTTGACGCCAGTGGCTAACGACCTCAAGTCGAACGGCTACCTGTTCACCTACCGCGGACACCGGTCCATCTCTGAAAAAGTAGCGGACGCCGTCAACGGTTGGGAAGCTTTGCGTAAAGGACGCGAAGTGTCTGGCAAGACGGCGCGAAACATTTACTCGTTTATGAGCGCAAAGGAACGCATCGCACGGGGCTTCAAGAAACTGCCTGCCCTTCAAGATGAAGACATGGTGGATCTGAATACGCTGATCGCGGACCACGGGCTGAGTGCTGACAAGGACATGATCTGGCACGTCGCAATGGACAAACTGCCTGAGCAGGATCGAGCGTACATCATTGCGCTACTGCGTCGCGGCGAGAAGTTCAATGGCGAGCCTCGCATTACGGTGTCCACGATTCACGGGTCAAAAGGTGGCGAAGCGGATAACGTTGTACTTTTTACAGATTTATCTCCGGCGGCAGAGAAAGCGGCACGGAATAATCCAGACGATCTACACCGTGTGTTCTACGTTGGTGTGACAAGGGCGAGAGAAAACCTGTTCATTGTTGAACCGGAAGATGTATCGAGGAGCTACGAGTTATGAAGTTTGAGATTTGGTACGACAACAAGTGTTGGTACACCTTTTCAACACTGAAAGAGGCAGAAGAACAGCTCAAAAAGATACAGCGTCTTTTTGAAGGTAAGTTTGAGATCCGGAGGATGTGGATATGAATCGAGAAGAAGTATTGGAGCTTGCAGGGGATCTGACCTCTGCGATACGAGACGAGGTTTACGGTGACCCGATCACGAACCACGAGCGTATTGCTGAGTTGTGGTCTGCAATTCTAGGCATCGACATTACTAAAGAAGAAGTGGTGCTATGCATGATCGCAGTCAAGATGAGCCGGCTGTGCCGATCACCAGAACACGCCGATTCTTGGGTAGACATTGCGGGTTATGCGGCGATTGGTGGAGAGATGACCGATGAGCGGTAAAGGGGATAAGCCACGTCCAGTGGACAAGAAGAAGTACGACGATAATTTCGAGCGTATTTTTAAGAAAGACACAGGTCTTATGCGACTGAAGTACAACAAGATGCTAGGAGAGAAAGATGACCGACAGAAATAATGAAGGCGCAATCTGGGGCAACAAGCGCAAAGAAAAAGAAACCCATGCGGATTTTACAGGTAATGCGACCATCGACGGCGTGGAATACTGGATCAATGCGTATAAGCGGAGACCGGATGAGCCGGCAAACCGCCCGAGCGTAAGATTTTATTTTGTTAAAAAAGAAGTTCCAGAAGATGAGCCGCCCCCAGAGGATGATGTATGAGTTTGCAAATGGCGATGTTCACGCCGAAGACCGAATGGGTACCGCCGGCGGAGCTACCAGACCTTAGCAGTGCGACTCGTATTGCTATCGACGTAGAGACGCGAGACCCCGATATTAAAGGGATGGGACCGGGTTGGGCGACCGGCAACGGGGAGGTAGTTGGCTACGCCATCGCGACCGACGACTGGTCTGGTTATATTCCTGTTGGGCATAAAGGTGGGGGTAACTTAGATAAAAGAATTATAAGCAAGTGGCTCAAGAAAGTTTTTGAACTGCCTTGTGAAAAAGTCATGCACAACGCGCAGTACGACGCCGGTTGGATCAAGCGGGAAGGCTTCCAATTAAACGGCCGCATTATCGATACAATGCTGATCGCCAGTTTGTTGGATGAAAACCGCTTCAGTTACAGCCTTAATGCGCTGTCCTTTGATCTGCTTGGCAAAACCAAATCAGAAAAAGACTTGGTTGAAGCGGCACGGACCTTCGGCCTCGACCCAAAAGCTGAGATGTGGAAGATGCCGGCTATGTACGTTGGACCGTATGCAGAAGTTGACGCGCAGTTGGCTCTGGAATTGTGGAACTACATGCGTGTCGAAGTGGGCAAGCAGGGGCTTTGGGATATCGTCAACCTCGAACTCGATCTCCTGCCTTGTCTGGTAGAGATGACCTACCGTGGTGTCCGCGTTGATATGGACAAAACCGAGCGTACACGCGACGCCTTGTTAAAGCGCGAAGCGGAGTTACACAAAGAAATCAAAAGACAAGCGGGGTTTGGCGTTGAAATCTGGGCGGCACAATCGTTATCCAAAGCGTTTGACGAACTCGGGATTGCGTATCCTAAAACGGAGAAAGGCGCTCCTTCGTTCACGAAGACGTTCCTTGCGGAACAACAGCATCCATTCGCAAAGCTGATTGTTGATGCGCGTAACATCAACAAGACCTCCGGCACGTTTATTAATAACATTTTAAAATATTGCAACAAAGACGGCAGGATTCACGGTCACATCAACCAGAACCGCTCCGACCAAGGGGGCACGGTGTCTGGCCGGCTGTCGATGAACAACCGCAACCTACAACAGATACCGGCCCGCGATCCAGAGCTTGGACCGATGATCCGCAGTCTGTTCCTGCCAGAAGAAGGAGAGCAGTGGGCGGCTATTGATTTCTCGCAACAGGAACCACGGATCTTGGTTCATTACGCACATGTGTATGGAAAATCCCGTGGAATCCCACTGCAAGGGGCGAAGGAATTTGTCCGTAAATACAATGAAGACCCCGATACCGACTTCCATACGATGGTTGCGGAGATGGCGGGCATCGGCCGAAAGCAAGCCAAAACGATCAACTTAGGCATGATGTACGGCATGGGCGTCAATAAACTGGCCGATCAGTTGGATATTCCGGTTGAGGAAGCCAAGAGCCTGATTAACCAGTACCACGACCGCGTACCTTTTGTTAAGGGGTTGATGACCGGTGTGATGAATCGGCTGAATGAAAAAGACGCGTCAGGATCGATCCGGTCTATTTTAGGCAGAAAATGCCGCTTTGATCTGTGGGAGCCAGACAGCTTCGCCATGTACAAAGCCTTGCCATACCGTGAGGCTGTGAAAGAATACGGCGACACCACACGGCTCAAGCGCGCGTTCACATACAAAGCCTTGAATCGCCTAATCCAAGCGTCTGCGGCGGATATGACCAAGCAAGCGATGGTGAATATCTACAAGACGGGACGCATCCCGCTACTGCAAGTGCACGATGAAATCGCCATGTCGGTGACGGACAAAAATGATGCACTGCAAATTGCACAAATGATGGAGAGTGCTGTACCTTTGGAAGTACCTAACAAGTGCGATGTAGAAATCGGGCCGAGTTGGGGCGAAGCAGTTTAAGCTACCTGCTTTGATTCTTTCATTTGTGGTTACTCTCGGACTTGCCGCCCCTCGGGGCGGCTTTTTTATGCCTGTTAATTCCAGGATTTAATTTTTTAGAAAGTTAAGAACTTTTCGTCTCGACGTAGTTGTTTCTTGGCCGCTTCGTATTTACGAACTTGCCAGATCGCTTCTTCGGCAGTCAGATACTTTCGAGTCAGTCGGCCTTCTTTGAATTCCCGCTCCGCCTTGAACGTGTAGGTTCCAGTCTTGCGGTCAAAGGTCAGATAAGGGCTTTTAACTCTAGTTTCCGTAGTGATTTCCATTTGTTTTCTCCTATGTTGGAGAGGACAGATTACGCTCGTTAGACTGGATGTGCAATACTCTTATACCTTCTTGTATGTTCTTATAAATTCTCATATAATCGCAGACAACTGAGGGAGACTTTATGGACACACAACGTTGGAAAAGCGTTTTAGTGCCGCGCGACGTCTACGAAGACATCAAGACAATGGCTCAAGAAGAAGGGCGAACGATTTCAGGTCAGCTCCGCCTAATTTTTGAAACCTACGTCGAGAAAGGGTTCGATAAAAAACATTCATACGACCCAAAGAAAGACCCGCGCCGCATGAACGTATATGATTAAGACATGGTTGTATTTAACGATCCGCTAGCGGCGATGGAAGAAATGCAGTTTCTGGTTAAGGAAACAGGAAAGACGCACCGCATGTTCAAAAAGAAAAGCGGTAAGTACTTCGTGAATTGTTCCAGTTACCGGCCAAAATCCAAAACAATTCTGGTTGCGGAGCTGAATTGTCGTGCTGTTTCTTAGACGCTTGTATCTGAAATACTTAATGGCGAAGACCCGCCGGCTTCTGAAAAAAGCCGCTCGCGTCGAGGAAAAAGCCATTTGGTTGGAAATGAGGATGCGCGATGAACTCAACAGATAAGCCAACAGAAGAACAATTGGATCTCAACCCACAACCAACTGACCCAGATTATAGTGACGCAGTTGGCGAACGACTGCGAAACAACCAATGTCCGCGTTGCATGGGAGACCTTGCGCGGATCACGGAACACGGTTCTTCTCGGCGTTACTGTGTGCAATGCCGAATGACCGTGATCGATATTGATGGACAAAAAGCAAAGCTTCATTCATGAGCTAGCGGTCAAGTCCGGTATCGTCAAGGATGAAGACAAAACCTTACTCGCCACGCGGAACGGATGCCGTGGCTACATTGCAAACTTAGAAGAATTGACTGAATTTGCCCGCCTTGTTGGTGAGATCGCCAGAGAAAGTGAACGAAAACGGTTGCACAATTCTCATAAAGCGATATAGTTTGCACAACTATTCCCGTAGTTGACTCCAAAGCCCCGTTAGTTCCCCTATGACTTTCGGGGCTTTTTTTCGTCTGTTGGTGTTGACATGTATGCGATAAACGATTAATGTCCGAATCTCAACTGAACGGGAGAACCGAAATGGAAAAGAATGAATGGATCAAAACCTACAACGAAGCGGCGGCAAAGCATAACAAGCGTGTGAAGTCGATCCGCGAGGTGCGGTTACCGAAATCCTGCGTAAATGCTGTTGATGAAACGATTCATGTGGTGGATCAGATTCATGATTCACTGATTGACGGCGTAGTTAACGGCTACCATCCTCTTACGCTCGACGATATCGTCCGTCTAACCACAGCCTTGCAAAAACTCAAAGCCGAGTTCAACCCACGGGAGATGCGGTAATGGATAAAGAAACACAGCGTTTGTTAAGCCTCGCCTTGTATTACGTCGAGGCGTCTTTGGAAGATATGCAGTATCAATGGTCTGGAACAGACCTTGACTTTTTTAATATGAGCACTGCGGGTACTTCATGTTTCGATTCAGAAGAAGAACTGGAACAGTATTTAGAGACCATGCAGGACTATGTGAACGAACTGAAGGGAGTTGTGAAATGAAAAAGCAATACCGCGTTCGCATCACAACCTACTATCCAAGCTTTGTCGTTGAGGCAGAAAATGAAGAACAGGCAAAAGAACTGGCCATTGTGATGCCTTGGCCTCACGAAGATGCCTGTGCTTTCTTTGAAGTCGAAGAAGATCAGGAGGATTCAGATGACGGTTAAAGAATTGATTGAAGAATTGGTTGCGTTAGTGGAGTACGGGGACGGCGATCTGCCCGTCTACGTCTACGACATCGCCGATGGGGAAGGATTCCCCATCGACATCGTCGATCCAACAATCAGCGACCGGATCGATCTTAATTTCGACTCCAGTCTGCTATAATTAACCAAAACAACTACGGGGCGAAGAATGGAAAAACGACCTATCCTGAATCGAGACCATGACGGTCTCCTAACAGGGCAATCCTGTTATGACTTCTGCAAATTTGTTTCCGAAGATTATGAGATGAAGGGCGATCATGAACTCGCCCTCGATTGGCTCGCCGAAGCCAACCTCTACAAGATGGAACTCGACATGGGGCTCAAGTCCTACAACAAAAATCCCATGATCGAAGAAGAAATGGCCAAGGATCACGATGCGTGGCTCGCGGTCACTCTCGATGGCAGGGAACAACTCAAGCAGTGGGAAATGCATCAAAAGACATCAGTGCGGAACAAAATGGAACGGCAAATGGCTCGTGACAAAAAACAGGCGGAATCCGTAAAACGGGCAGGAAATCAAGAAGCGGCGTAACTTTTACATGGTTGTGTAACAAGAGGGAAAGCTCCGGAGTCCACGGCTCACGGGGCTTTCTTGTTTTTGGTTACAAAAACTACGCGTTACTTATATGGCTCAGAAATTAGAAAAAAATTTTTTTGAAAAAATAGCCGTAACCGGTGTAACCGTGTAACCGAATCGCTCTATCCCTTATATAGCAAGACTTTCAGAGGTTACATAAACTGTTACACCATGTAACTACAAATATGTAACCAAGGAATCAATAAATCAAAAGTGCGTTAGGCGGGGGGAAGGTCAAAAAAATTTTCTTTGAATTTTGCTCTATATAAGAAAGAAGGCTATATTTTAACTCTGATACGACTATTTACTGTTCGGAGGAATAATGCCTAGAGCAAAAAAAGACTTGGTCACTCAAAAAGCTGAACTAGAAAAACTGAGCAAGCGAAAGCTTACCCGTCGTCAGGAACTCTTTGTTAAAGAACTGGTCAGCAATGACGGTCAGATAACTATGCGAGAGGCGGCGATCAATGCCGGCTTTCCTGCATCAAGCGCGCATGTCAGAGCGTATGAGATGACCAACCCTGCAATCTGCCCTCACGTTGTGGCGGCAATCAAATCCTATCGAGATGAACTCGACGCCAAATTTGGTATTACCTTTCAACGCCACATGCGAGACCTTCAGAAGATTCGCGATGAAGCTTTACAGAACGGGGCTTACTCTGCGGCAGTCCAAGCGGAATACCGTCGAGGTCAGGCGCATGGCGATATCTATGTAAATAAATCAGAAATTAGACATGGCTCGATTGATCAGATGAGCAAAGAAGAAGTTATGCGAGCATTGGAAGAAATGAGAAAAGGTTATGAGTCAAACATCATCGATGTCACTCCCGTGGGAGGAAGCGACTACGAAGAAGACGAACACGACGGAGAGCAACTTCTACAAGCAGATTCGGGACGGGGCGAAGAAGCTTGATCGCAAGTTAATACTGACTCGATTAGAAACATGGCTAACTGCGGGGATACCTGACCTTTTGGTCTGCGATGACCAAGGGGTCTTACACCTGATCGAGTTAAAAGTCACAAAGGGAAACACTGTTGATCTGCGGCCGCATCAGGTGGCCTTTCTTAATATGCATAGTCATGCCTCAACTTGGGTGCTTGTTAAAAGACAACCCCGCACATCTGAACCCGAAATACTTTTGTACCGTGGATACGACGCTCTCGATCTGAAGATGGAAGGCATAACTAAAGTCGAGCCGGCAATCCGTTTGACTAAACCGTTTGACTGGAAGTCACTTTGGGACTTGATTTGTTCTCATTAATCGCATAATCTGCAAACTCGCTAACAACTACGGGAGGAATTAGCGATGGCAACTTTAGTAACTGATAAGGGTGCTCCTTACATCGAGGACATTTGGACTGTCGATGACTTCCATCGAGTCATTGACGAATACTTTGAGGATGAAGAATTCTCTGAAGAAGATGTTTTGGAAGCGATGGAACTGGTTGAGACTAACTTTGATGCTAACCTCGGTATCAACTGGGAGACTTTAGTCGCCGCCTTCGACGTCGTTCTTTATAACCAAAAAGAAAGAGAGCGAGATGACTAATGAAAATAGAAGAAGTGTTCGATGCTTTAGCCAAAATCGACTTAGATGCTGAGTTGATAGAAGTGTTCCACGAAGATCGTTGTATTTGGGTCAAGATTGAAAACGTGGACATGGAGGAACCTGATGAAAATCCATGAGACTTTATTGAATCGCTACATAACTCGCAAAGACTGGACGGTGTACCTTGATGAAAAAGGCGCGCCGATTGGTTTTGAACATGCCGAGTTAGGTGATGAAGGGGGGAGCGGCGGTCTGTGGTTTGACGGCGTCGTTCTGGTTGACTATGACGGCGTGTATTCATTGCCGGCCGAAGTGATCGCTCTGTGTGAAAAGCTTGGGTACATCATGGATTACGCCAAAGGGGAGAGTGATTAGTGTTCATTTTGAATTGGATAGCCAAGCTTATTTACGGGGAAGAAGCCTATGAGAAAGCAACCAAGCGAAAGGTAAAGCCTCGAAGACGCCGCCGCTAACCACTAAGCCCCGCCAGTCGGGGCTTTTTTGTACCCAACCCCAAATAACTTTTTAAAAAATTAACTTGACATTGCCGTTTAGGTATGCGATAATGGCCACATGACTGGGAAATCTCAGTCATCTCAGGAAGCCCCTGAGAAAGCTACTTAACAATCAACTACGGGAGGTCATCATGACCAAGCTACGCAAGTCGAAACTCGACAGTGTTAAACCTTCTTACGTCCTGAAAGGATCGGAATATTTCTGCATCATTCATACGACGCGAGATCCCAAAGACCACGCTCTCTACAAAGCCGCAATGAAAATCATTAACGCTGACCAAAGAGCCGGTCTGTTTACCAAACGGGAAAAGTTTCAGACCTTTGCTGAAGCTAGGGAACACGCTAAAGAAGCTAACCGTCGTTACGGCACTAAGTTTGGTGTGACGGTTGGTGAAGACGTTCGACTGTTTATTTAAATCAAGGCCGGTTGGGGCAACCTGACCGGCCTTTTTATTTTCTAAAAAATTACTTGCATATCGTTGCGTTTTATCAGACTATTACCAGTGAGCAATTTTGCTCAGTCATAACTACGGGAGAAACGATTATGACAACTTATCAAACCAACGCCTTTGCACATGGCATCGGCAACTCTGCTGTTTCATCTAACTGGTTCAACCGCCCTGAAGATGAACGCTTCCTCACTCTTGATGACATGTTGGCTCATAAGAAGCTCGACGCCGGTCAGATGAAGTCTCGTATTGTCGATACTCACAAGATGAATATCGTCGGCACTGTTGATGCGGACAATCCATCGAGGGGCGATGTCTTTATCGAGTACCGTGATGAAAACGGGATCGAGGGGGAGAACATGCCAACCAACTGGTCATTTGGTCAGTTAGCTCAACTAGCAGGAGCGCCGGCCGGTTACCTTAAAGACCTGCCCGCTCCGATGGTTGCGGACTGCTTGCAGTGGGGCTTGCAACATAACCGGTCTCGCGACTTGGTTAAGGTGTACAGTCAGGGCGATCAAGGTGAACTGCGGGCGGCGACTGGTGCTGACTACGGCAGGATCTACGATCATGAGATCCTGAAGCCCATCAAAGACTTGGTTGATGCGAGCGGCGGACGTTGGAAAGTACCGGGCATGATGGTTGGGCATGGCTCTAACGGCATGGCGGTTTATGATCCTGAAGTACCGGTTACCAAAGACACCACGACACTGTTTGCCAGTGATCGCGATATCTTTGTTTTCTTGGTTGATGATCGGAATCCGATTGAAGTCGGCAAGCTACCCAATGGCGAGCCCGATCTCATGTTTCGAGGCTTTTATGCGTGGAACTCCGAGACCGGTAGCAAGACGGCCGGCGTGGCGGCGATGTACCTTCGCGGGGTCTGTATGAATCGTAATCTCTGGGGCGTCGAGAATTTCCATGAGATCAAGATTCGCCACACCAAGTTCGCTCCGGATCGTTTCGCCATTGAGGCGCGCCCTGCATTGCAGTCGTTCGCCACTGGTGCGACGTCTACCTTCGTGGAAGGTGTGCAGAAAGCTAAGTCAGCTAACGTCGCCAAAACTGACGACGATAGACTCGACTTCTTAACCAAGCGCGCCGGCCTGTCTCAGCGCATGGCGAAGGCCGCAATGCAACGCCACGTAAAAGAGGAAGGCCGCCCAGTGGAATCAGTGTGGGACGCGGCTCAAGCAATTACCGCTATTGCTCGTGATATTCCGCACCAAGATAACCGGATTGAGATTGAGCGACGCGCCGGTAAATTACTGGATAAAGTCGCCGCATAATTACCGCGACTAATACAGGCCGGCCGGAGCAATCCCGCCGGCCTTTTTATTGACCGCTAGAAATAGCTATGCGATATTGGCAACTCATTTCATAACTACGGGAGAAATTGAAATGTGCGAAAACATCATCGTTAAGTATGTTCCTCGCGGTTATAGCTACCGCGAAGTTAAGTACCGGTGCGGCTCTACTGGCATCGATGGCAATCCAGTGTGGTGTCACACTTGTGAGGATTCGGATCGAGTTCGCCGGATTATGGACGACAGCGAGGCCGATAACGCTTGGTTGCGCTCCGCTAATTGGGGGGAAATGTGATGGGATTAACAGGGCATGTTCTGGTGCTGTACTGCGACGGCGTTGAGGATGATCGGTTTTGTTTATGTGACCGAGAGGACGCGCTAGAAACAGTGCAGGAAATGCGGCAGGAATTCCCGCATATGAGTTTCTGGCTAAAAGAGGAATATATTCGAGCGGACGATGATCCGCGGGGAGCATGAGATGAACAGACAGCAACTGGAATCACTGCACCGGCTGTTTTGTCGGGACGCCGATGGTTCGCCATCGTTTCTACATTTCCGCCGCCGTGCATTACTCGGCACTGCGGTTAAACCGGCGGATCGATACTTCATGATCCGATGGTGTGGTATGTGGCTCGGGATCGAGCCCGACGGCTATACCCATAGCTAACCAGAGAGCCGGCCGAGAGCCGGCTTTTTTTATTGCACTATTAGTTGCGTTTATCGCATAATCGGGACTGGCCAATACCGG